ATTAACCGTGAACTGATGGGTAATATTATTACTCAGCAGGCTGCTATTTACAAATATAAGTTAGAAGAAACTAAAGTAAACTTATATGGAGAAGCAGCAGGGGAAAAATTCTATGATGGTCCATTTTTATTTAATTGTTTAATCCTAAGACAACCCCAAAGTTATCCTGAAGATGAATTTGGTATTAATTACGTAAGAAATATAAGATTTTCATTTTTAAGAGCGGATTTAAAGGATGCTAATGTAGTACCTGAAGTAGGTGATATAGTACTATATCAAAATGATTATTATGGAGTAAGTGGAACTATTTCAAATCAATATTTCCTAGGTAAAAATCCTGATTATCCTAATAATAATTCAGATGGAACACCTAATCCATTAAATCCTGGATTAGATCAATTTGGAGCTAATTTATCTATAATTTGTGAAACATATTACATACCAGCAGATAAAGTTGCTATTTCACCATTTAAAGAAAGATTTTAATGGCTAATTTTAAACCATATCCTAAAAAACAAAAGGACATAAGTATGTCCCAACAAAAAGCTTTTGATAAACAAAGGGGAAATCCTAATTCAAAAGCTAATCCTAATGTATCTCAAACTGGAATTGATTTTAATAGGTCAACCAAAATGAATTTTAAAGGAGATACAACAAAACAATTTTCAGTTGGTATCAAAGATATAGATGAGGCCGTATTTTTTTATTTTAATAATGTAATTAGACCCTTTGTTTTTCAAAATGGAGATAGAAGAGAAGTACCTATAATATATGGTGCTCCTGAAAGATGGAAATCATTTCAAAGAGATGGATATTATAGAGATAAGGATGGAGCTGTAATGTTACCTATAATTGTAATTAAAAGAAGTGTCATAACTAAAGATAGAAGTACTTACAATAAATTAGATGCTAACCAGCCTAATTTATATGCTTCATTTCAAAAAAATTATAATGCAAAAAATTCTTATTCTAATTTTAATGCTTTAAATAATAGAATACCAGTAAAACAATTTAAAACAATTGCTGTTCCTGATTTTTTAAGTATAACCTATAATTGTATTATCCAAACTTATTATATGGAACAATTAAATAAAGTAATAGAATCAATAGAATATGCATCTGATGCTTATTGGGGTGATCCAGAAAGGTTTAGATTTAAGGCGTTAATTGATAGTTTTACTACGGCTACTGAATTAACTACAGGTAGAGATAGATTAGTAAAAGGTACATTTGATATAAATTTAAGAGGATATATTATACCTGATGTTATACAAAAAGATTTAAATTCAATTAAAAAATATAATAGTAAAGCTAAAGTTACTATTACTAGTGAAACAGTGACAAATATAAATAATGTTAATAGCCCTACTAATTATCAAAACCCAAACTCAGAGGGCAGAACTAGATAATTTTAAGGAATCTGAATATATTTATAATAAAATATTTTACTATGAGCGAAATAAAGTTACAAAAAAAAGAGTTGCAAGAATTAAAAGAATTAAGGGATAAAGGAAATAATTTAATATTTTCTTTAGGAAACTTAGTAATACAACAATTTGATCTTTATTCTCAATTTGTTGAGATAAGAGAAGATCAAAATAAAGTAGGAAAAGAATTGCAGGAAAAGTATGGAGAAGGAAACATTGATTTAGATACCGGAAAATTTACTAAATCAGAATAGTTTTTTGAAACTACTTTTCATATTTATAATAAAATAACAATTAATTAATTAAAGACAATGGCAGAAACATTAATATCTCCCGGAGTATTAGCAAGAGAAAATGATCAATCTCAAATTACTCAAGGCCCAAGAGAATTTGGAGCAGCAATAATTGGCCCAGCTGTTAGGGGACCTATCGAAGTCCCAACTGAAGTTACTTCATATAGCGAATATCTAGCTATATTTGGGGGTTCAGTTACTAGTGGTTCACAAAATTATTCTTATCTAAATCAAGTAGCGGCCAACAACTATTTTAGACAAGGTGGTAAATCATTATTAGTAACTAGAGTTGTTTCTTCATCAGATGTATGGAGTTCAGCTACTTCAAAAACTATTAGAGCACATGATGAAAGTGGTGTTATTGGAGCAATTACTTCCTCAACAGCTACATTTACAGTAGTAGGATCTTTTAATATAACAGGAAGTGCAGCAGGACAAATTACCAATGCTACTCAGGCATCTACAAGTGGAACTGGAACAGGTTTCCAATTTAATTTTAAATTAGCAGATGTAAATAGTTCCGAAAGTATAGCAGGTGGAACATATGCAGTAGGTACATCAGGAGGTTCAGGATATAAGGTAAATGATACTATTACATTTACATCAGAATCATTAGGTGCTACTAAAAGTGGTGGAACAGATTTAACACTTAGATTAAATGCTAATAATATATTAAATGATGAATGTTTTACATTATCTACAATTTCTGAAGGTACTATAATGAATAGTTCAGGTTCAGAAGGTTCAGGTAATGCTTTAGTAAGTGGTTCATCTGATAATTTAAGATGGGAAATTACTAATTCAAATACTTCCTCAGGTGTATTTAGTTTAGTAATTAGAAGAGGTGATGATACTTTAAATCAAAAATCAGTACTAGAAACGTATAGTAATGTTTCATTAGACCCATTGGCTCCTAATTATATAGAGGCTGTAATTGGTAATACTTTTTATTCTTCAATTAACAACGATAATGGAGATTATTATCTACAAGAAAATGGTAATTATACTAATAAAAGTAGATACGTTTATGTTTCAGCAGTAGGTAAACCTACACCTAATTTCTTTGATAATAATGGTTCGGCTAAAGCTGAATTTACAGGAAGTTTACCAATAGTATCTTCTGGTTCATTTGGAGGAGGTGCTGGTAATAACTTTACTGGTAGTGCTGCTAAATTTAATGAAGATATAAATGCTAGTAACGTTCAAGGTGTTATAGCTAATGATTACACAGCTTCAATAAACTTATTAAGTAATAAAGATAATTACAAATTTAATGTATTAGCCGCTCCTGGATTAGTACATCAATTACACCCGTCACAAGTTAATTTACTTGTAACTACAGCTGAAACTCGTAAAGATTGTATAGCAGTAATTGATTTAAGAGCGTATAATTCAACATCAGGTAACGTAATTAACCAAGCAAGCACATTTGATAGTTCATATGCTGCAACATATTGGCCTTGGTTACAATCAATAGATGCTGATACAGGAAGATATGTATGGTCTCCAGCTTCAACATTTATACCAGGTGTTTATGCATTCACAGATGAATCTTCAGATCCATGGTTCGCACCAGCAGGATTACAAAGAGGAGGATTAGGAATGGTAATTAAAGCTGAAAGAAAATTAACTTCAGGAACTAGAGATAGTTTATATGAAGCGAATGTTAACCCAATTGCTACATTCCCACAAAGTGGAGTTGTAGTATTTGGTCAGAAAACATTACAGAAAAAATCTACAGCGTTAGATAGAGTAAATGTTAGAAGATTGTTAATTGCACTTAAGAGTTTCATTACACAAGTTGCTGATAACTTAGTATTTGAACAAAATACTATAGCAACAAGAAATGATTTCTTAAGCCAAGTTAATCCATATTTGGAAAGTGTACAACAAAGACAAGGATTGTTTGCTTTTAAAGTAGTAATGGATGATAGTAATAATACACCAGATGTAATAGATAGAAATGAGTTGATTGGACAAATATTCCTACAACCAACTAGAACAGCTGAATTTATTATACTAGATTTCAATGTATTACCAACAGGAGCAACATTCCCAGCGTAAAAAAAAGAAAATAGAATATTTATAATAAAATAAAACAAATACAATGGCAGTATTAGACCCGAACGAAATATTTTTTACAGCATTTGAACCGAAACAGCAGAACAGATTTATCATGTTCATTGATGGTATTCCTTCGTTTGCAGTAAAAGGAGTTGGAGCTGTATCTCTAACGCAAGGAACAGTTGCTTTAAACCATATTAACGTTCAACGTTATGTAAAAGGCAAAACAGTATGGAATACAATTTCATTTACTTTATTTGATCCAATTACTCCATCCGGTGCTCAATCAGTAATGGAATGGGTAAGATTACATCATGAATCAGTAACAGGTAGAGATGGTTACTCTGATTTCTATAAAAAAGACCTAACATTTAATGTATTAGGTCCTGTAGGTGATGTAGTATCTGAATGGATTATTAAAGGTGCTTTAATTACTGAAGCTTCATTTGGTGATTATAACTGGGATAATACAGATGCAACTCACGAATTAACA